TCTGCTAACTGTCTTTCATAATCTTCCCTCATGTCATCCAATTTATTTTCAGCATCAGAAAGCGCGCTTTCCAATGCATAAATTTCTTCTTTTAATTTAATATTTTCTTCTATTAGTCCTTCTCTATCAGCGAAATCGTAATTTCTCATTTTTTTATTTTTAATATGATTGTTTTTAATGGTGTAATATATTTTATAATTATGCAATTAATTGTACCATGTTCTTATTCTATTTCTGGTGGGTCTTTTATTCCATTTGATACCTCTCAAATTTTATTTAGAGCTAATACTGGTTTGGCTAATTTTGGAATTTATGACCAACAAGCAACATTACCCCATCCAATGTTTGAAGTCCAAAACACTTCGAATAAAAGCGTTTTATTAGTTTATATCAGCGGAAATCTTACTTCGCCCGACGCTCGCCTTACAGTTATAAATTCAAATAGAAATTTAAAAACCAGTTCAATTGACTTTTTTTCTGGTCTCGGATTATTATTTAATACGGGTTCGAATTGGATTGATGCGGGACTTGGTAGTATTTTTGTTTCGGCTCAAAATGGAACTTATAGTGGAATTCTTAATGTTACGCATATCGCTGGTTATACGATTGATATGACCGCTAAGGGAATAGATTCTCCTTATACTTATGATAATTTTGCAATTGGCCCGCAATTTGAAGGATTTAAATTAACCCTTGATTTGCAAATTCCTTTTACTGGAGAAGTTAATTATTCTTCTTAAAAAAAGATATTTTTATTCTTCCCAAAGTTTTAATGTACGCAAGAAAGCTTCGGCACGTTGGGCGGCAGTTGACTTTATCATGTATATTACTGAGGGCGCAGTAATTGACTCTTGATATTTTCGATTGCCATCAATTAAATAGTGCCAGTAAGCAGTCATTTGATCTGTTGTTAAAACTTTCTCCGCCTCATGCATTCCGGGCAAAGTGTTACCCAGTTTTCACTATCATCACAATATGCTGTATTTTGTCGCTGACGAGTTGCATTATTACTTTCACATGGTCCCTCCCACCCTTGGCAACGTATGCCGGTATGAGGATTTTCTTTTTCACTGATCATTTTTAGTTTTATCTAAAGGAAAACCGCCAAATTTTGGACTTGGAGTAAATTTATTTTTGTCGGCCTGAAATACTTTATCTGGTTGATAACCACACGGTTGATTATCTTTAAATGGCCAATTGTCAACGGGACTATAGATTTTTCCACCATTTTCTGAAATTGGTCCCATCGCGATCATCGGTGCCACTATTTGCCACAATTCTTGTGAGGGCTCTTTAAGCCAAATTACAAAATCATATCTTAAGCCGCGTAATCTGTATTCGTCTTCTAGTTCTTTTTCTGTCAAATAAAAAGTTTCCCATTTTTGCTCGGTTATTCTTTTGCCCAGTAGAACGGCGGCAGATTCGGGAAATCTATTATTGTGGGTAATTTTAATATCTTTAGTTAACATTCGTAATCTCGGTTTTATTTACGGATTCCGCAATAGATAATTTTACAATTTTACATTTTACTGCCTGATAATAAGGTAAAACTTCCCATTCTGCTTTGGCATGGATTTCTTTTTCAAATAGAGTTATACTATCACAAAAAAAATCTACATCGCCTGATTTGTTGTGTTTTAAAAACCGCCCATCTTCATGTTGAATTGCGTATTTGTATTTCATTTTTTAGTTAGTCTATCAATATTTTCCCGCACGACAGCTCTAATTTCTTCGCGGCGTTCTTTATTAGATAAAACCTGTTTAATATCCGTGGATATTTCTTCGGCCATCTTATTAACAATACGCTCGGCAAGTTCTGACTCCAAACGTTTTACTAATTCTGCTTTTACTTTTTCCTTATCGACCAAGTTCCAACAGTCAGCCATAAAGTCAGCGGGAATTATATAACGGTTAGTATAGCTTGGCATTACCCAACCGCCCTCGCGAATAATTTTTAGTACAGATTGTTCAGCGGCGTCTTTAACTTGTTGTTCGAAGTTTGTCATTTTGTATTTTAAGTAAGGCTTTTTTCTGCTTAACAACAATTATTCCATTGATTAGGCCAATTATTGCGCCGATATAAAATGGCGAGGCAACCCACCACCAAGACCAAGTTATACAACCAAATAGTTTCGCGGCAATTAATATAAGTAGTAGGATTTCTAAAAAGGTTCGTGTTTTCATTGCTCAACATCTAATAATTCAACAGATTGATTTTTTAGTTCATGCGTACAATCATCTAGAAAAACTGCACACCCAACATTAATCCAAGAGTGGCAAATAATATTTTCTGATTCGAACCAAGTACCATGTGGTAATTCTGGACAATCTTGATCCATCCATTTATTATAATCTTCTTCGCCCTTTTTTGTAAAACGATTTTTTCTAGTTAAAACAGAGGGTTTAAGAGTCGGAAATTCGGTCTCACCATTCCACGACCAACAATTAGTTCCTTCGCGGGAACCATTTAAAATAACTGGCAACATCAAAGTTCCAGTAGGGCCGGGCAAATTCAACATTAAATATGTTGCTTCATTTATTTCACACGGAACATAACCCGTGCCGGGTACAAGCTTAAAGGGTTTAGCTTTCATGGTTTGGTAATTGATTCTATAAATGTTTCACACCCGCAATATTTACAGCCGCAAGCTCTATTATCCTCATAAGAGTCAAAGTGACGATAATATGGATGCCCGCATGTACAAATTTTGTGGTCTCCGAAGTTTGGATTATAACAACGATGTTGAATAGTTTCAGTTCGAAATAAATACGGCGGCTCTGGTTCGGCATCCGCTTGAATCATCTCAATTGCATCTTCTATAACATGAGCTTTAAATGGTTGGTTTACTTTTAACCAATCTTTAATTTCAGTTAGTAATTTTAGTAAATCTGTTCGCTCGTTATTCATTTTTCTTCGACTGGAAAAAAAATCGGAACGTTCAGTTATAGTTTCTGTGCCACATCTAATGCATTTTTTATACACACCAATTTTATACATAGTTGTTATATCATTGGCGCATCCACCAAAATGCATATATTTACCCAAATTCTCTTCTTTCTGAACCTTCCAAACATGTTTAACTTTGGGTTTGAGTTTTAGTAACTGGGCAAGCCAGCCTTGTTCTAATTCACAGTTCATATTTTAAAAAAAGCTTAAACCAGAGGCATATAAAGGCATTACTTTACACTTCGTCACGTTTACGAAAAGTCGGAATCCTACCGAATGATTTGTGCATGGTTTAAAAAGTTAATAGCCAAGTATATCGTGCTTGACCAAAAGGTAAAATTTATAAAGAAAAAAGAGAAGGATTCCTAGTGAAATCATTTCTCCATGATTGCGAATTGCCCCAGAAAAGTCAAGTTTTATTTTTCAAAAAGTTTTACTTGGCCCAAGATTAAGCAACTTTTTTCAATTTTAGAATTTGTTCGTACTTTTTCATCAGAACTAAACGCATATCGAGCAAAGTATTAATTTTTTCTTTTAAAATTAAATCATGCTCTAGCCTGCGCCCATTTATAATTTCTTGAGCAAGTTCTCCCAATTCAAGGTCTATGCCAGTTAGTGTGAGCGCGCCTGTTAGGATTTTAGCCATTTTTTGCTTTGTTTTATTTTTTAAACTTTAAAGTTCTTTACGTTCTCTATACACCACATTATATATGATGGATCTTTTTCTTGTATATCTTTTACTAACCTCCCTTTGTACTTCCCAAACTGCATAATTTTGCCATCTTTTTTATTTTGTGCGGGGGCGGGCGTAGAAGAATTAAATTTGGATTTTCCAAGTGGTTCGCCGCGTTGCATTGCGCCGCAAGGGGTGTAAATTTCCTCTGAAGTTATGCCTTTTATTTGGAGCCATTTCTCTTTTTCGTACCATTTTTCAGGTTTTTTCGTGGAATTTGAGCTATTTTCCATCTTTTTCGTTATTTATTGTAAGCAATTATTTCCAGTTCATCAACCGACTCAAGGGGCATAAAAGCAATCGCGGGCAATTTTACTTTGCGATCTGTCAACGCAATAAGATTTGGAATATTGCGAATTTCTAAATTATTTTTCTGCGCGTAATCTTTATGTCTATCCATATTCATTGTAAATTCTAAATCAATTTCCAAAACCTTTTCGCAAAGTTCAAAAAAGTCATTTAGAGAATCATCGCGGCGAACTGTTAACTTAAGGGCGGGGCATATACCGATAAAACATTTATTTTCTTTATCGTGCGCGTAATAAAAATCAGCAAAACCTTCCGCGCCGACCATTTTATTATCGTAAGTTAAAAGTCTTAGAGTTCCGTTGTTTCCAGATATAGCCATAGGTCTTTGTCGGTTTTTATATGTACAAATAATGTATTATCTTTATTGAAAATTTCCCCAGTCCAAGATTCATAAACCCAATCCATTATTAAATCATAATTATTTTTGCCGTAAATATGTTTAAATAAAATATTTGGAATTTGATAATAATCATCCATATAATTAGAAATATCTATTCCGGCTTTATAAATTTCGTTATTAGACTTTTTATATTTCCTTAAAATATTTAATATCTCAATAAAATCTGTTTGTGATAATTTTTTACTTGGCTTCATCGGTTTGAATTAAAACTTTCGCGCCCAATTTAAGTGCAAGTTTATTTGCAATCTTTAGGCAATTGTGAATTCGTTTATAACCTTCCGCCGAGTCAGCAATTTTTCTGCCATTGGTGACAAACAATGTCCAACGCCATTCTTTACTTTTATCTTTGTATAATTTAAATTTCATTTTATTCTTTTTCCCATCTTTTAAATATTTGCCAAGTTTTTAATCTCATATAAGCTTTGTCCATTTTTTCCAAATGCCGCCAACTTTTGAGAAATAGCTCGTTAGATTCGTCGGTTGATTCGACCCATTTATACTCTTTATAATTAAAATATTTTTTTACGTATTTACGGGCGTGAACTGACAACCAATAACAATGATATTCGTTTTTTAGAATTTTAAAAAGTCTTTTTAATTTACGCGCCATAATTTATTATTCCTAATGGCCACATACATTGTAAAGAGACAAAGGGGCATAAAACCCCATGTTGCCGAAATAACAATCCATGTGAACCATATAATTTCGTTTGCAAAGTAAAACTTCCACGCATGTTTCCACTTATTGCCCGCGAGCCATAAGGCGGCGATGCTAAAGATAGACATGAACCACGGTAAGAATTGTATTAAAAAATTAACCATTTAAATATTTTTTAAGTTTTTCAAATTTGGCAAGTTTAGCTTTTTGTAAATATTCATCGGTAATATTTAAATTGGTATTATTTTGCAACATTTCAATAAGGCATAGGATATCGCCGATTTCTTGTTTTAATTCACCAAGATTATCGTAATCTATTCCGGTATTGCTGTCACGAGGGCATAATCCGAATCTTCTTATTTTGCTTATGACTTTAATAACTTCGGCACATTCTTCTTGTAAGATTCCCAATAACTCTAATGCATCTATTTTGTTCATTTATAATTTTTCTACCGTTTCATCCCATACAAAACCCTGTGGATTTCTAGTAATCCAACCTCTCAAAGTTGTTACGCAAGGAACTTGTTCACATTTAAAGGCTTTTTCTTGGAAATCATAAGCATCGGGGCAAGTTTTGCAGCTCTCCCCATTAATTCTTCCATAGCCTCCATTACAACAATTATTTTTACAATCGGGACAAACAATCATCGCACAATCGCAGAGAGAACAATATTCCCAATTATCGTTAAAGTTTTTCATTCTGGTATTTTACCCGTTTCTACCCAAGTTGCATATTCTTCCCATGTCCAGCCAAGAGCTTGGTATATTTCTATCTCGGCAAAATTAATATTACTAGATTCATGCCACGCATCAATAATATTATTTATTTCGTCTTCTGTTTTGGCTTTGAAATTTTTCATTTTATATCATCCATTGCGGCGCATACTACCTCTAACGCTTTAGAATAATCCGTATAATACAATCCACTCGCCCAACATTCATTTGGTTCCACAAAGGCCCATTCGCCATTTGGTAAAAGCCCGAAATCTAGTACAACTCCATTGGGACAGCTAGGAATAAGCTTAAATATTTCGCGCGCCATTTGTGGGAGCGGGGAATCTTTTAACTTGTGATCAAAATTAACATTTTCAGCATGTTCTTTTGTTTGATCCCATGGAATACTATTAATACGATAATAACTTGCAGTTAAAATTTCACCGTTTAGAACAAAACAACGAACTTCGTCAACAAAGCTAACAATTTCACTAATGTAAATAGGGTCTTCGGGCCTTGGCTCGCCCCAAACTGTGTGCCCCTTTCTATAAACTCGCGCTTCAAACCACTTCTCGTGCGCGGGCTTGATAAAACAATCTTTTTCTACAGGTTGTTTTAATTCCCCAAAAGTCATCGTTTCTATTTTACGTTTTGTAAATGGGAAAAGCTCAGGTAGATGCAAACTAAGGTTTAGTGGCTGATCTTTAATCGGCAATTGATCTTTAATTTGCGCCCAATGAAGAGTATTACCGTAATAACGAATATAATCGTAACCTTCTATATGACTTTTAACCTGTAATTGGTTTGTTCTTTGAGTCGCCCAACCCAAACGAATGGCCGTTCTCCACATATCGGATGTATCTGGAGTATGACGATTATCTAATAGAAGGAGTTTTTTCACTTAGTTTCTAAAATTCTTCAAATAAGAGTTCCTAACATGCGGCTCTAGAATATTTTTGCCATCAGGCCCTTTAACAGCAACAATTTCAATGGCATTAATAAGCCTTAGATTGTCAAAGGTTTCTCCGTTTTCAAATGTAACGGAATATTCCTTATTAATTTCGTCAGCAGCTAATTTAATTACTTTCATTTTTCTTTTCGATAGATTCTAGGAATTTTTCGGCGGTAAAACCTTCCAACGTGGCCTTAAGTGCATTTTCCATGATGTCGGAAAAGTTATTCTTAACATCTCTTAGGAAGCCGAGCAAAGCTTGAAGTTTTTCTTTTTCAAGAAGCTCTTCTTCTGAAGGTTGCTGTTCAAAAACTTCGTTTAGGCGATCTATTAGGACCAGTCTCTCTTCAACGAGGGCGATATAATCATCAACTGTGTATTTTGGCATATTTTTATTTTATAAAATGGAGCAAGCGACAGGGCTCGAACCTGCGGCGTCTGATTTGGAAAAACAGTGCTCTACCAACTGAGCTACGCTTGCATATAAAAGATATTAATTGTTTGAGGCGGTGAAAGCAAGTAAAAAAGAAAAACCCGGCAAGTTTTTACGCTTACCGGGTTTGTTTGTTTTCTGAATTATACCGTTACTTTTGCAACCCCATATTCTTTAAGTAGTTGGTAAACTACTCCAAGAACAAGTATTGCAGCGGGAACAGCGGCTATTAATGTAACCATTGTCTTTCCTTTATTTTAAACACCTAGCCCCGAAGGATTAAGGTGTGAAAGACGAAAACTGAAAAAGAACTTTAAAATTTGCTCCAATTATTATTTTTCAAATCCCCTGACCTGTCCGACAATAATTGGAGTTATGTTGCTAATCAATGTAAAACCTAGATTTTACTCTAAATAATACACTATAACACCGATATTATGCAGTTGACGTGCCAAAGTCAAGTCTTTTTCGCGAAAAAGTCACAATTCTTTTGAATTTTTAGGCCGGGATAGAGAATACACCTTTTACACTATTGTAAAAAAATTAGTTTTAAAAAGGCGTCAAACTTGATTTTGAATAATAAAAAAGGGTAATATCTAGTTGTTCTTAAATATATACATGTCAAAGAAAAAACGTTCCGAAGCTATCACCGATGGTAAATCTAACAAAGATAAAAGCCCTAAAGTTCCACAAAGGGATAAACTTAAGCAGGATTTAAATATTAGACATAGAGATGATTTAACCGAAAAACAAAAAGAATATTTAGATATTATTTTAAATAAAAAAACCAATATTGTATTCTTAAAAGGTAGCGCGGGTACATCAAAAACTTATTTGGCGGCTTATGCGGGACTTTTGGCCCTTAATAATAAAACGCAATCAGATATTCTTTATATTCGCGCCCCGATTGAGGTTGGTAAAAGCCTAGGTTATCTTCCCGGCGACGAAAAAGATAAAATTAGTAATTATTTGCTGCCTTTGCAGGATAAATTGGACGAATTATTACCTCGTGAGGAGGCAGATTTTCTAGTAAAAGATTCCAGAGTCGCGGGAACGGTTCCCAATTATCTTCGCGGCCAATCATGGAATGCTCGCTTTGTTATAGTTGACGAGGCTCAAAATCTTTGCCCAATGTCCATGAAAACCATCATCTCGCGCGCAGGAAAATATACTAAAATCATATTTTTAGCCGACGAAGCTCAATCGGATATAAAAGGTCCGGTTGAATTTATGCGTTATTTTGATCTTTTTAACGATGAATCCAGTAAAGAGTTTGGCATTCATTGTTTATCGTTTACCAGAAAAGATATTGTACGCAGCCCAATTCTTAGTTTTATATTAGATAAAATTGAAGGTGTTTATACACATCCCGAAAAATAATAAAACTGGTCATTTTAAAGTGTAATGTTTAGTACCAAGTAAGTCGCTTGGTACTACTTTATTTTATTTAAACATGGCTAACACACGCTCCGCTCCTTCTGGCATAAGAAACTGGTCAACAACTATTAATGAACAGCATTCTTCTCCCGTTTTTAATTATCTTTTTGATGCTGCTACGATTTTTACCCCCATTGGTAAACCTCCAATAACTGGTTCGTGGAGACCATTAGTTCCGGCAGATTTGGCCGCAAATATTTCGTTAAGCGGGGTCTCTCTTACGATTGGATCGGTGGCTGTCACTGGTGGTCAGGTTGCAATAAGCAATCCCGTTACTGTTGGCGGGGGTTTTCTTGGTATTACCGGAACAACGAACGTTAATGTCGCTAATTCAATAGTGCCCGTTTCTGGAATTGTTACTTCTGTAGTTTTACCATCAACAACGGTTTCTACTAGCACTCCCTCTGGTACTTTTGGTACTATTTTAGCAGCTAATTCGAGTCGTAAACAATGGTTTATTCAAAACTTAGGAACGGGTTATCTTTTTGTAAAATTGGGGGTTTCTGCCAGCGAGAATTCCTTTAATTTTGTTTTAAAAGGGGCCTCTTCTTCTATTGGTTATGATGGTTCTATTTTCTCTGACGATGGAGCAAGATGGCGTGGCGTGGTAAGTGTTAGCGGCTATTCAACACCTAGTTATATTAGTTGGGAGTTGACCTAATTATTTTGATGGGCGGCATTCGTTTTTGAATGTTATTATTAAAATTTATTTATGAATTTAAATATTTTCCCCAATCTAAATAGTTTTATTACAACCAATCAAACTGGTCAATTTGCAAGTGTAGTTTTTGCTACGGGCGAATTAAAAGTAGTTAGTGGAGTTTTATCCAATGCAAATTCAATTGTTGGAATTGCAAATTCTTTGCAAAGAGCGAGAATATTTTCAGGGCCATATAATAATACAAGAAGTACCGTAGCGGGAGTGGGGACATCTAGTTCTGCCATTATTGATGGTATGACTATAAACGCAACGGGGGCGGGGGGCTACGCTAGAAGAGATTTTTATGGGGCGTCAATTGGCTATATTGGAAATGGCTCAGAAGGAGCGGGCACTAACTCAACTTATTTTGGAAGACCTTGTTTTACATGGGTCACTTTAAATGGTTTCGGTAATGGGGCATCCACACAAACAGACTCCTATAGAGCTTTTTACTTTGGAAAAACCACTCTATCAGCGGGACCGTTATCGACAGCGGGATGGGGATTTCTTCATGAGGGTACGGGAAATTCTTTTAGAGTGGTTTCTCACAATGGATCGACTTTAACTAGTGGTAATTTATTTACTATAAATAATTTTTCTCCTACTTATAAAAATATTTCATTGGTTATGTATTCAAATGGCTCGGGAATTGTTTCCGCATGGGTTACTTCTAATATAAATAATTCTTCTACTCCTTTTGATTTAATTAATTCGTCACCCACATCGGTTATAACGGGTGGTCCAACTGGAATTGGTGGAGATATATATCCTGCTGTCGAAGTTTACGCTGGGGCACTTGGCGGAGGACAAAACAGACTTGATTCCGCTGTTTTTGGAGTTATTTGGGGATAAAATATGAATAAAAAAGATGAAATACAGGAAGAATTAAATATTAATGGACTCTTTAAAGTTGTTGAACAAAATGGAGAGCTAAGTTTTTATATTGACGAAAATTTGGTTACAGAATTTAATGGAGTAAATTTAAAAAAAGTTTGGGAAAAATACGAAAAATCAAATTCTCAATCTGTTTCTGCCAAACAAATCCGACTTGGCTTTTTAAATGAAGGGATAATAGAAAGTGATATTCTTACTGAAATAGAAAAATTAGAAAAAACAGAAAAAGATTTATTATCTATAAATTGGAAATATTCTAGTGAATTCGAAAAAAATGATCCGATATTAATTAGAATATTTGAATTATTAAATTTAACAGCAAAAAAATCTAAAGATATTTGGAAAAAAGCTTTAGCAAGTTAACTAATATTTGTGATTTATTTTTTTAAACGTTTTTTATTTTTTTTATCAATTGCAATTATTTCATTAATTGTTTTAGTGGGTTGTTCAAATATTGCCATAAAAAAACAATATGAAGAAAAACAAAAAACCGAACAAATTATTGTAGATTTAAAGAAGCAGCATGAAATTAATACGGCTTTAAAGGTAAAAGAAGCAGAACAAGCCAAAGATTTATATATTTTAAAACTAAAAGACAACTTCCAACAAACTGCAAATTGGATTTATGGGGCTTTTATAGCTTCAAATTTAAAGGGCGCAAAGGATAGACTTGATAATATTATAAATTTAAGAATTAAAACGGGTTTATCTTACTCTCCCGGTCCAACTCCCGAGGCAATAATTGAACAAAATAGACTCTTGCAAGAAGAATTAAACGAGGCGAAAGTAACAAATGAGGAATTATTAACTCGTTACTCCGCAAAAGAGAAGGAAGCAAACGCCGCACGCGAGGCAGAGAAAAAACTCGGTTTAGAAATAGAGCAAAAGAAAAAAGAGCTTGGAGAAATTCATACAAAGTTTAACCAGCAAATAAGCGACGCACAAAACGAGCTTAATAAAATTAATGATAAATTAATAGCCGCTAACGAGAGGCTTGCAGACGATAATAAGCGCAAAGAAGCTTTACAGAGAATGCAAATTTATATTTTTACTGGCTTGGGTGTTATTTGTGGCATTCTTGCGGCATTATTTAAAACAAGAACGATTGAATTGGCAATAGGTGCGGCTGGCTTTTTAGCTTTAGCTATTGCTGTTCCATTTATTACCCAATTAATGATTAATATTGGAGTTTCAATTGTCTTTATTATAATTGGCGTTATAATTTATCGTAAATTCTTTGTTGAAAAAGCTTTGGCCGATAGGTCTATAGGCAGCATTCAAGAAATAAGAGATAATTCTGAAACCCGCTACAAAGAAAAATTTAGACCAATATTGGAGGATTGGTTTAAAGATGCCCCCGATTTACATAGAAAAGTTGAAAAAAGACTGAAAGACCTAAATTTAAAATAAAACTTGATATTTATCATAATTTAACCTATTATGATAGTATAAGGTATAAGGATAACAAAATATGGCAATTACAATATATTGCTCCAGTTGTGGAGCTAAACACGTTGCAGAGATAACAAAACCCAAGTTTTGCAGTGCCTGCGGAGACCCTATTGATAAGGCATTTAAGAAAGAACAACCTAAGTCCGTTGCAAAATTCCCCGTAAGAACCACGGACGAAGATGATGAAGAATCCTTTGCCGGAGAAATTGCGCAAGGTTCAGTTTCTGATTTTGAAGTAGTTATAAGACGCAAATTAACCTTGGGAGACCTTTCTAAAATGGAAGCCCCTATTAGTAGAGGAAACGGCGGAAATGCAGCTTTGCCAAGCGATGTAAGCGTAACCTCTAAAAATTTCTTTGGTAATTTAGAAAAGTAATATGGTATCTTTTGAAGATAGGATTCCGGAGATACAAAAAGAAATTCGAAAACGTAAAAACGGGTGGAGACTGTCCACTTTGTCTTTTGAAGATGTAAGTCAAAAAATACTTCTTCACGCTTTTAAAAAGTATCATACCTATGATGAAAAAAAGAGCGAATTTTCACATTGGATAAACCGGTTAATTAGTAATCAATTACGCAATATTCTTCGGGATAATCTAGGTATTTACTCTCGACCCTGTATTATGGGGTGCGTGCATAATTTGGGTGACGAATCTTGTGATTATACAAAATCCAAAAAACAATGTGCCGAATGTCCACTTTATGCAAAGTGGGAAAAGAAAAAAAAGGATCATTTTAATGTAGCGCAGAGTTTACCACTTGCAAATCATGAACAAGAAGTAAATTCAAAAATGGATGACTTTCTAGATATAGAAAAAGCCAAATCTATAATAGATATAAAGATAAAGCCGAAACTTAATAATTATGAGTGGCAAATTTATCATCTTTTATTTATTTTAAATAAAACGAACGAAGAGGCGCAAAAAATTTTAAATTTAAAGTACAATAAAAAGAATAATAAAGAGTCTGATGATACAAAAATTAATTATCAACAGATAAATAAAACAAAAAAGAAGATTATAGTAATTGTTAAAGCGATTATAAATGAAGAAGGGTTAACATGAGCGAAGTTTTAACTGGAACAGAGGGGGAAGAGGGCGATTTCGTATTGTCCGATGGACATAAGACATATATAATGCTTAATTATATGAAGTTATCCCTGAAAGAATTAACACAGGCTATCACGGGCGATCCAAAGGCCACAGGACTTAATAAAGCGGGTAGAGCCATTAAAGAATTTTTAGCTTCACAGAGTCTTAAAGTTAAAACTACAATTTACGAGAAGAAGCCAGAGATATTTTTAACGGAAGATCAAAAAGAATTCATCCGCGCGAACTACGATAAAATGAAGCAGATAGAATTGCTTCGATTGGCATTTAAAAACGACAAACTTAGCCCATTGCACCGTGAGTATCGTTTGGGTATTCAATTTTTACAAGAGATTGCCCCAAACTTTGTAAAGCCGGAAGATAAAACTACTGCCGATGAATATGATCCGGTAAAAAGTATTTATCGTTTGGTTCCCATTGTAAATAAGTACGTTCTTAATCCTAAGAAGGAGGCTCATCCTTTATTCGAACAAAACAAATTGACTGCACAAGACGAACGTAATCTTCGCTCCCTACTAACCTATCTTAATGTATTTCGCTTTAAGCAGCAAATTAATAAATATACAAAACAGGCGGATAGAGACTTGTTTGAATCAACTTTTATTCGTCATACTTATGATAAAACAGACTTAGCACAGGAAGAGGTTGACCAATACATAGCTTTGGCGGCGAATATTGTAACTAGCTCCCAACTTGATTCGGAAATTGAAGCATATAGGGAAATTATTGATAATCAACTTTCATTAAACGACGCTAGTAAGGTATCAATGAGCTTTGTCGAAGCCTTGGATAATGCCCGTGACAAGAAAAAAGAAGTTCAAACCACCGTTGATAAATTAACCAAGGACTTAAATGGTTCCCGCAGCACTAAACTAGATAATAAAATAAATGCGAACTCTTCTATTCTTAATTTGGTGGAAGCATTCTCTCACAAAAAAGATAGAGATGAAATGTTAGAAATGGCCGAGAGATTTAAACAAGACGAAGAGAAACAGATAGATAAATTATTTGCTATGGACGACCTTATCGGGATTTTAGCCGGTGTCACACGCGACGAACTCCTTGGCAGACAATAATTTATGGTGATATGCTTAATAGATAATGCCGAATTTGATTCGGTTGAACATCTTCATCTTTACCTTCGCCAATTAAAGGTAAAGCAATCTGATTACTATACCAAATATATTAAAAAAACAGATTTACTAACGGGCGAACCTATTCCATTTAAAAATCCGGAACAGTATTTGAATTCTGATTTTATAAATAAAAATAATCTCAAGAAATATATCAAAGAAAATCCCGAGAAAGGCCGCGAATGGGCCATTGGTTTTTTACGTAAACGCAAAGAAGAAAAGGGATTAAAATATGCCCCCACGCAGGTAGAACTAAGGTCATTACAGTGTCCATCCATCCCTTATTACGACAGTATTGGTGGTTATAATAAAATTTGCAAGGAACTGGGATTTAAGATTAGATTTACGGGAGCTGATCTGGAATATAGAGAAATCATGAATCCTATTCTAATTCAAGACACGCGAGAGCAGTTACCGCTAAAAACCAAATTCAATACTATCGTAAAAAAACTAGACGTTGGCGACTATGCATTAGAACATAACGTTGCGAATGTTTTTTTTGAAAGAAAATCTTTGGCAGATTTTGTAGGTAGTCTGACACGGGAATTAGGCAGATTTTCTAGAGAAATAGAAAGAGCCTCAAAAAAAAATAAATATATTGTTATACTGGTCGAAGAATCTTTAGAGAATGCTCTTGGATTTAATTATCTACCACATATGAGATATACAAAAGTAAACCCATCACATGTCTTTAAAAATTTAAGAGATTTATTTTTAAGATTTGATAATTTTCAATGTGTGTTCGCAAACGGAAGAAAAGAATCTCTTAAATTATTAGAATACCTTTTATTTTGCGGTGAAAGCGTAAAATTTATTGATTTACAATATAAATTAGAAAAAGGAGAAATGGTATGAGCGAAGAAAATTTTATCAGCAAAATTTGTAGAAAATGCGCTATCCCCAAGCCTATTTGCGAATTTCATAAAAATAGATCTGAGTGTAAAACGTGTGCTAAAGCCTATAAAGACTCAAAAAAAGAAGAAATAAAAAAACAAAAGCAAGAATATTATCAAGCCAATAAAGAACATATTTTAAATAGATGCAAAGAGTACGAAAAGAATAACGTTGAAAAAATAAAACAGACGAAAAAAAATTATCGTAACAAGAATAAAGAAAAAATTAAAGCCGGGGCCGAAAGATATCATAAAAACAATCCGAAAGCACGAAAGGAATATCATAAAAAATGGTATAAGAAAAATAAAGATATAAAACTGATACAAAATAAAAAATGGCAAGATGCTAATCCGGATAAACTAGCTCAGATGAGCAAAGATTGGTATTTAAAAAACAAGGAACGCGCTAATAAAACTAGAAAAGAGTGGATGTTGAAAAACAAAGAAAAAATGACGGCTAGAAGAAGGGAACAAAGAAGAGAAAGAAAAAGGGTTGATGTACAGTACAAAATGAAAGAAAGTTTGAGGAGTTATTTTTATAGTTTAGTTAAAAAGGAATATAAATTCTCCAGTGTTTTAATTTTATTAGGAATGGAAATTAAAGAATTTAAATTATATTTAGAATCTTTGTTCGAGCCCGGCATGACTTGGGAAAATTGGGGAAATGGAGAAGGAAAATGGAACATAGATCATATATTACCTTGTGCCTCTTTTGATTTGACCGATCCCGAGCAGCAGAAAAAATGTTTTCATTATACTAATTTACAACCGCTATGGTGGAAACATAATATGATAAAAAAAGACAAATTAAACTGGGTTAAACCGAACTAAAATGGGATATATTCCTCCATGTAATGCGGCTGATTTACCCGCACCAGTAGATATTAATAAAAAGCTTTTAGCTATTCCCGGCGAACTAAGTGAGGAAGAGGCTCGCGTTGCATTATATGAGTATCTGAGATATAATTTAAGAATCACCGTTGAGCTTTTAACAGGCATGAAGCTGGCCCCATTTCAGGCGGCACTTATTCAGGGTTGGTTTTCTAAAGCATTCTCCATTGCGTGCTACGGTCGTGGTACTGGTAAATCAACGCTCATTGGTTTATTTGCCGTCCTCTATGCTATTTTTACTCCCGGTACGCGCATTTTAATTGTTTCTAGTAATTTCCGTTCATCCAGAAGAATTCTAGAAACTTTAGATAGCTATAGTAAGCGTAAAAATGGCGTTTTAATGCGCCAAGTTTTTAATGGGGATATGTCCAAGCGTAATGATATATTTAAATGGACCCTAAAGAATGTTGGAGAGAGTACGGCGTCAGAGATAGTATGTTTGCCGCTTGCTGATGGTGAAGGTCTCCGTGGACAACGCGCTAACGTTCTAGTTATTGACGAGGCCCTACTTGTTTCTCGCTCCATTATTGAAAACGTATTAATGCCATTCCTTGCGGCCAAGGGCCAAGAGGAAACAACTAAGATTTTAAAGTATCGTGAAAAAGAGGACGAATTAATCCGGCGCGGATTGATGAAAGAAGAAGATAGAAGAATTTTTAAATCAAAAAACAAGATGATTCTACTTTCATCGGCAAGTTTTGAGGGGGAATATTTTCATGAGCTATATGTAAAGTATTTAAATAAAATACAGGGAATTGCAAGCAAGAATGACGCCGGGAAAAAGAATCCAGACGATGATATTCTATCTCATTTTGTTTCCCAATTATCATTCAAAGTAATGCAGGAATTGGCCCCTGATATCATGGATAAAAGCATTCTTGACGAGGTACAAAGCGGCACAATCCCTCAGTCAGTTATTGATAGAGAATATCACGCGCGATTTGTTCAGGACTCGGGCGGGTTATTTAGAATGTCGATGATGAAAACCTGTACGGTTCCGGATGGGGAGCGTCCTTGTATAGAAATTGTTGGCGATCCAGAAGCAGAATATGTTTTGGCCATTGACCCCAATGTGTCTGGTTCCGAACTAGCCGACTATTTTGCTATGTCTCTTCTTAAAATTGTTAAAAAGAAAGACGGAAAAAGAATAGGAATGCTTGTACATTCATATGCTGCTGCTGCTGTTGATTTAAAAGACCATATTGATTATTTTGTTTATATTTTGGAGAAATTTAATGTCGTATATATTTCTGTGGACTCTACCCAAGGAGATAATATGGATTTTATTAGTGTTTGTAATGAATCTGAGATATTTAAAAATAAAAAAATATATTTAGATACTATTGATGCTGAATTTGGTAAAGAGGATCAGTCTCAAATTATAAAACAAATAAAACAAAGTTATAATAAGGGGGTAAAACGAATAGTTCAAAAACAAAACTTCCATTCTGCATTCCAAAATGCTGCCGTTGATCATTTGCAAGCTTGTATAGATTTTAAAAATATTATTTTTGCCGGAAAGGCACAGGCTGTTGATGGAGCGACGGCTCAAATGGCAGGACAAGATATCGGAAATATAGATAAAACCCATAAACTATTTAATGAATTTATAACAAAGGATTCGAATAGTCGTTTTGCTTTCATAGAAAGACAAGACTTTCTTATTGATTTAACAAAAACACAATGTTCTATTGTACAAGTTTCTGTATCTAATTTAGGAACAAGAAGTTTCGACATTCCAAGTGCTTATAAAAAATCAAAGAATATAAACCGACCTCGCAAAGATTTATTCTCGTCGCTTATGTTAGCCAACTGGTCTTTAAAATTATATCTAGAAATGACGGAATTACCCGATGAAGAACAGGCACCACCAAATCAATATATTTTGATTTAAAAGTTACTTTTAAGACAATTAAGGTGTATTCAGAGGTAAATAAAAGTACATTCAAAGTAGAATTATGAAGAAACGTCCCTATAATAAGAAAAGTCCGTTCTGGACACAAAAATCAGCGGCAAAACTACCCGTGCAAAATAGTGAGGCTGCAAATTTTCCAACTTTAGACTATTCATGGGACGATAACGAACATTTTTCAAGTATTGCCGGGTGTGGTTCTGGCGGTGGGACTTCTTATAGAGATGGGTTTTCTCCCCATATTACCCCCTTAGATCGTTATAAAAATATTAACGCTGGCGGTTTACCTTGGGAATCTAAAAATGGCTACGTATCAATAGCTTCTGCGGCTTTACTCTGCCAACGCGCTTATACAAACGTCTCTATTATTCGTAATA